AGGAACGCCCTGCTCGTTCATGATGGCTTCGCACTGCGCCACGTCATCAAAGCCGGTGGCGGCCAAGGGACGATCCACCACGAGAGTTCCCTGAGCAGCAGCGACGTTCATGATCGCAACGTTAATGTCGGAAGCAAGCTTTTGCTTGGCGGAATCGCCAAGGCGACCTTCTTGCAGCGCATCGCGCAGTTCGAAAGCGTTCAGCGTCCAAGGCACAGACTGGCTGTAACCAAGGGTGGCCGGAACAGCAAGCTGGGTGTAGTTCTTGTACTGAGCGCTGATGTCCACGCCAGGGGCGGCGGAGATCGACTGGCTGATGTAAGGCTGGGGACGCCACAGGACGTTGTCCGTCCGTTCCATCATGGTGCTGTCGGTGTTATAGACAGCCACATTACGGGACAGCACGAGAGCGTCCTGAAAGCCTTCCAGGATATCTTCAAACGCAACGCGTTCTTCTTTGCTAAAGGCGTTAGCCATGATTAAAAACTCCTAAATTAGTTTTGTTTTGCGCGCACCTGCCGCTTGTAGGCGATAACCTTGCTCATATCGCCAGACTTCGCAGCTTCTTCACGCAGCCGTTCAAGGGTTGAGTCCACCGATCCTGAAACGCGGCCAGTACCTTTGACCACCTTCTCGGGCGGCGGGGCCGCCTTGCGATTGCTAACTTTCAACTGAGTCTCCAGTTTTGCTACCGCGAAGGCAAACTTCACGGGGTCTTTAATCAAAGAAAGCTCTTTCACCTTTTTGGGGTTCTTGCCGAGCGCATAAACAACCAAGGCGGGGTTTTCAGCCCCTTGCACGATGATGCCCTGCTGCGTAATGTCGAGAGTCTCTTGGGCCGTAGCTTCAGCGTCCTCAAAATCACGCACCTTTAGCGAGGCTTTCGCCTTGCCGTAGGCTTCAAGCGTTTCCTGCCAGGCTTGCTGTTGCGCTTTCTCAACCTGCCGTTGCTTCTCAGCTTGCAGATCAACTTCGCGCTTTCGCTCGTACCAGTCAGACAACGCGCTTTCGTACTTGTCAGAGTCGTAATCAAAGGCTTCAAGCGTAGGCTTTTGCCCCAACGCAACCGGCTTAGTCTCAGTTGTCTGGGTTAGCTTGGCCTCAAGCTCTTTAATGCGACGCTCTTTTTCCCTGTTTGCTTTCCGCAGCTCACGAACCCATTCAGGCGCACGAGTTTCTTCTTCATGAGGTGGCGATTCCTCACCGATAGATACAACGATCTCGTCTTGTTCGTCTGACTGCTCTTCGGGCTGTTCATCATTCTGGTCTGCGACGGCTTGGTTCTCATCGCCAACTTGCTCATCCTGATGCTCTTCGCCTTCCTGCTCTTCGACTTCCTCGACTTCGATCTGTTCCTCCATCACTGCCGTTTGCGTCATAAAGCCCCCGTTTAACTCACCCATTTAGGCGGCTGGGTGGATGCCGCTAAAAATCATTGCAGCGGTTGCACTTGTCCTGCAATAGCGCCACCAATCTCACGCGCCATATTAATCGCGTGGTCTTGCGAATCCATATCAACCTTCGCCAGCGTTTCCACGGTACGAGCGCGGCTCAACTCAGCATCGGCCACCGTCTTAACGGTATCAGCCCGAGCCTTGGCAGCTTTGGCGGTAGCCTCCTCAGCCGCGGCTTGAAGGAATACCGCATTCGGGTCTTGCTGCTGGCCCTGCATCATCACGGCCATTTGTTCGGCTTCCTGTTGGTTCGGCTCGATTACACCCATGCTAACCAGGCGCTTGCGGAAGAACTTCCGAACATCGCTGATGCCCTCGCCTTCCATGTTCATCATCGCCATGGCTTGCAACACTTGCTTGGTTTCCGGGTCATCGCTGATTGCCAACATGCCAGTTAGAGCACGCACAGTAGCGGCTCGCTTGCTGGCACTGGACGGGCCAACCTCAACGGCCACATCAAACGCGGCTTCGCTCAGGTCGTTTTCAAGCTCAATCTCGCCAGACTCTTCATTGATGGTGGGCTTTAGAAGCTCGATTGCCGATACCTCTCCACCTTCTGAGACGGCTTTCATCTTGCGCTTTTCTTCGCCGTAGATTTCCTTCGCCATCGACAACCAAATCTCACCGCTGCGTTTGATGGCTTTGGAGTAGTTCGACATGTAGATAAATGCCTGCATGTCCAACCGCTGTTGAATCATCTCAACGGCTTTGCCGCTGATGTTCGACACCATCTTATCGGCTTGCTGCGAACTTCCGAGGATGTCCTGCATGTCCTGTTCAGTGACTTGCAGCAAGCCAGCCAGGGCAGGCGGCACATTTGGCGCTTTGGTGTAGGCAACAGGCCCGCCAACGGTCATATTGCCGTTGGCATCGGTGATTGGATTGATAAGCAGGTACGGATAATCTTTAAGGTTATCCTCTGCCCACATCATCTGGTGCCCCGCCACTTGCTCAGGCGTGAGAATAGGCTTCTCAACGCTAGACAGCGCGCTGATCTCGCCAAGCTTTGATAGCTGCATGTTCTTAAGGCGCTGGGCATCTTTCGCCAGCCGCACATGCCCCATGCAGCGCTCGACGTTATCCACAAACCAGCGCTTGCCATACACCGGCACAATAGGAATGCACTTGCCTGCGATGTATCCGCAATCCTCAAGAATCTTGCCGCCGCTCATGATGTACTTGCGGACGCGCTTTACCTTGTACTTCTTCGAGCGCACTTCAGTCGAGCCAATGGCAGCAAGGCGCTCTTCAAGCTCTTCGTCCTCGTCAAAATCGGCCTGACTGTAACGCTCTTCATCGCCCGAGATCGTGCGGAAGATGCGAACCGTCTCGCTCTTTTCCTCAACGCGGTAGTACTCTGCAACATACACAACGTCAGGGGTGCACCAGTCGAATTCGGATTGATGCACTACTTTCGGCCAGCTAGTCGGGTCATCTCCCCACGTAGCCTTATATGCCTCACGCGTCATCGAGGTAATGACGAAGCACTTTTTAGCGTCTGACTTATCCTGACGCTTGGCTTCAAGATCAAAGAACACCGACGAATCAGCATCGAAAATCGGCTCGATGCAAATACGCTGCCGGTCATCGTCCGGGTCTTCGTCATCCTGGTATTCGGTGCGCAGACGCCACGCCCCAAACCCCCCGCCGACAGCCTCTTCAAAGGCGTTGTCGTAGGCTTCATCGGCCACGCTATCCTGCTCGTCGGCACGATAAAGACCGGCGCAGGTATCGGCCAGGCTATCGTATTCATCGCCTTCTTTGCTCACGAACGACACCGAAACTCGATTGTTTCGGTATTCGTTAATGATGCGAATGACGGCCAAGTGAATCTTATTAACTTCAAACTTTGGCTTGTTTTCGTACTGATCCCAAAGCGGGCCTTCCCACTGAGCACCAGCCAGCGAGTAAAAGCGCCGATCTTGCAGGCATTGCAGGCGCTCATCGCGCAATGCAGACTGGATATTGTCGAACTCTGCCAGCGCCTCAGCGTGCAGGTTTGCAAGATACTGGTCTTTAGAGATTCGAGCCATTTATGGTTTCCTTAATGCCTGCGCGTATTGTCGCCCCAGCGGTTGATTGTTGGCAATGGCACAAAGTTTTCAACCTTTTTGGGCTGGGCGCGCCTTGCGCTTTCACAGGCATATCTTAGCGCATCAATAACGTGATTGCTTTTATCTTCCAATATAGGCAAAACTTTACCAGTCAAAGGGTCTGTTTTATAACTATATAATGTCAATTCGTCGATTGTATGTTTACAACGAGGATGCACAACAATATCAAAGCTTTTTAGCCATTCTATACCCTCCTCGACCGACTTCGCCCCTTTTACTGCTGGCATAATCTTTGGAAAGCCATGCGAACGCATGTGTGAGATTGTCTCAGGTCGTGAGCTATCTGCCACCATCGGCCACTTTTCAGACTCAGGTACTGTCATAAACAGGTCTGGCGTATTCACGATCTCACACCCGACCATGTATGCCTCGTGGTCAATGTACAACGTTCGCCCAACGATGTGACAACGCACTAGCACTGTCGGATCACTGGCAAACCCCCAGTCAGCGCCAAGCCGATGCACCGCGTCTTTCGGTGCGTCAAACTCCTCGATTCGCCAGTTGCTAAACACCCGGCTCGTGCTGTTTTGCAGGTATCCACCGAGCCAGACATGCGAATACTTGTCGGGGTCGCGCCGCCTGTCGTATTCCATCTCAGCGCGTAGCACTTCAGGAAACCACGGGTTGTCGTCGTAATTGACGGGCAGAATCACCGAGCCAGGCGGCGGCGTTGGGCCACGCAATAAATGATCGACCGGGTCGCTTGCCTGACTAGGATTCCATGTGAACCAAAGCTCAGACCCAGGTTTGCGGATAGTCGGGCGCAGCAGGTCTAGGCTGCGCTGGCTCAAGCTCTGCGCTTCTTCAACCCACGCCCGATCGTATCCTTCCAGCGACTTGATCGAGTCCGCCGTGTGATTCTGCATACCCTGAAAGATAATCAAGCCATCGCCCTTGCGTGACTTAATCACCGCCTCTTGCACCTCAAAGTAAGCCCCGGCTCCCATCTGCTCGATCTTCATTTCAAGCAGCCGTTTGACCGATTGAGCAAGCGACTTCTGCACCTCGCGAACACACACCGACCGACTTGATGGATTCAGAATGTGTTCCTCGATGAGCATCTCGGCAAAGCAATGCGATTTACCAGAGCCTCGCCCACCGTATGCGCCCTTGTAGCGCGCTGGCTTGAGCAGGGGTAAAGCCCATCTAGGAGTCTGGATTTTGAGTGTGGTCACTCAGCCCTCGCCCACTTGCCAAGCTGCTCGCCAAGAAACACCACATCATCGGCCAACCGCGCCACCTCTTCCTTGTCTGGGTTCGAGTAAGCAATTGCCCGCTGCAACTCATTGCAAATTTTTTTCAGTGCTATCAAATCACTCGCCGGATTGTTCATTTTTTACCTTGATGCAAAACAGTTCATAAAGGGCCGGGTCCATCGCTCGCTCGCCTAACTCCCACTGTTGCCAGTTGCGAGTCGAGCGATAGATCAACGCTGCGGCTTTGGACGCGCTTAAACCCGCCTTAGAGCGGGTTTCGCGCACTTGTTGAGGGGTAGGGCTATCCATTACTCTCCACGAGGTTTAAACGCCTTGCATTCTCAAGGCCGACCCAATTTCCTTCTGAGTCCAGCCCACGCAATGCCAACTCTTGTTTAGCCAGGTCATTGAGGTCAATCTCACCGCGTGCTGCTGCTGCCAGCACGCTAGTGAGCGCCATCTGTATGTAGTCGGTCGCGAGTCTCATTAGCAAGCCCTCGCCATGGCTTCAGCATGATCACGCCGATCAAAGTAGCAAGAGCGCAGTCCTTGAGCCGTTTGAACCTGATACTCAACCTCTTCGCCATCAGGCGAGTGAGTCACGATCAATGTTGCGTTGCCGATCTGGTAATAACTCAAGTAGTTCATGGCGATCTCCCTTTTGTTGTGATGTGCTGACAACCTGAATACTACGCACAACGTTCGCAGGTGTCAAGCATCATCCTCAACTTTTTTTTCTAGGGCGCGCTGCTCGATCACTTCGCCAACCACCACGCGCTCAATTCGCTCGATCTTTAGCGGGTTGTCAGAATCGCCAGACACCTCGATCTTGTCACCATACTTCTTGGGCGCGAGCTTGCTTAAGAGCCATTTGCGCGTATCAACTTGCAATCGCTGTTTTTGAATCGCGCCAGGGTCTAGCCCGCCCTTTTCGTTTGATGGAACAGGCGCATCAGCAATAGCAACAATCTCTGCGGCTATAAACTCGTGCAATTCTTCTCGCGCGCGCGCGTAATCTGCCGCTAGCTCTGCATCATCACTCAACCAGTGATTCAAAGTTGATTGAGGAATCCCAACCTTTAAACACGCCTTATACGCGCTCAAACCTTGCCGCATTTCATTGAATACTTGATCGGCTATTTGCCGACGCTCAATGCTTTGAGGATAGGTTTTAGCCATTGTCTTTATTAAAACCCACGAGGTTTAGGATAACAAACCATAACACCGCGCTTATCAACGGTGCATTCATACGTGTTAGCAACTGCATTGCCAACGCCAATAAACAAAAGCAAACCAAAAATATATTTACTCATTTTTATTCCAAAAATAATATAAACATAAAGACAACAAACCCAAAAGCAAAAATATATTCCATTATTCCCCCTGAATATTAATTAATCTCTCCAAATAATCGTGGGCCTTATTTAAATCCTCCAGCCCGCCCTTGTCCTTCCACCGCGCAACGTATTTAATAACGTTGCCCCAGTAAAACCCCTGCAACTCTTCCCGGCTCATCCACGCCGCCATCGCATCGACCGGCTGAATTTCTTTTT